GCGTTTCATCAGGAACGAAGAGATTTCACTTTTCTCTCCTCATAACGTCCCTGATCTTTACGATGCTTTCGGGACTGACCGCTTTGACGATCTTTACTGTCGTTACGAATCAGATGATTCAATCCCCAGAAAGACCATCGGTGCTCAAGAATTATTTCTGGACCTCTTGAAAGAACGGGCAGAAACTGGTAGACTGTACATCATGAATATAGATCATTGCAATTCTCACTCATCCTTTACGGATAAGGTTGAGATGAGCAATCTATGTCAGGAGATCACTCTTCCCACTAAACCACTTCAACATATTGACGATGAAACTGGAGAAATTGCTCTCTGTATCCTTAGTGCTATTAATGTTGGGAAAATTAGGGATCTGGAAGATCTTGAAGTTCTCTGTGATCTTGCTGTTAGGGCTCTCGATGAACTTATTGATTTTCAGAACTACCCAATCCGAGCAGCAGAAATTGCCACAAAAGCACGACGTTCGCTTGGAGTAGGTTACATTGGATTAGCACACTATCTTGCTAAGCACGGTGTAAACTACGCCGACAGAGAGGCGTGGAAACTAGTTCATAACCTAACGGAAGCATTCCAATACTATCTCATTAAAGCAACTGTTAATCTGGCAGAAGAGAAGGGTGCTTGTGAGTATAGTGACCGAACCAAATACGGAAATGGAATTCTTCCAATCGATACATATAAACATGATGTAGATGAAATAGTTCCAAATGAGCTTCACTATGATTGGGAGGGTCTTAGACTTCGGGTCAAAAAGCACGGAGTACGGAACTCAACATTGTCTGCTCAGATGCCATCGGAGAGCAGTTCCGTTGTGTCAAACGCAACAAATGGAATTGAACCACCTAGAGGGTATTTGTCCGTTAAGAAAAGCAAGAAAGGACCACTCAAACAGATTGTTCCCCAGTATGCAACTCTTAAGAACAATTACACGCTCCTCTGGGATATGGAGTCTAATCGTGGTTACATCAATATTGTTGCTGTTATGCAGAAGTTCTTTGACCAAGCAATCAGCGGCAACTGGAGTTACAATCCAACCCAGTATCCCGACAATGAAGTCCCTGTCTCCGTAATGGCGCAGGATCTTTTAACTACATATAAGTATGGTTGGAAGACTTCTTATTATCAAAATACATACGATTTCAAGAGTGATGAAGTTGAAGAAACTAAAGAATCTCTTGAAAGTTTAATGTCTCAACTAGAACACGCAGAGGAGGAAGATTGTGAGTCTTGTAAGATTTAAGACAAACAGCGAAGAGAAATCCATGGTAACATCCATGACCGTATTCAACTCAGAATTAGTTGATACAAAAAAACAACCAATGTTTCTTGGTAAACCACTAGGTATTCAAAGATATGATTCTTACAAGTATCCAGTTTTCGATAAGTTAACAACGCAGCAATTAGGTTACTTCTGGAGACCCGAAGAGGTTTCTCTCCAGAAGGATCGTGCAGATTACCAAACATTACGTCCCGAACAGAAACATATCTTTACTTCTAACCTGAAGTATCAGATCATGCTTGATTCTGTTCAGGGACGTGGTCCTGGTATGGCGTTTATCCCATATTGTTCTCTTCCAGAATTAGAGGCATGTATGGAAGTATGGGGATTCATGGAGATGATTCATAGTCGCTCCTATACTCGTATCATCAAGAATGTGTACTCAGATCCTTCTGATGTATTTGATCACATTCTTACAGATGATCGCATCGTAGAGCGTGCTACTAGTGTCACTGAGGCATATAATGATTTTGTCAATAGTGCCCATCAATGGGACACTGGATCTATGTGGTCTGATGATTTTAGAGGTTCTCCTACAGCAGAATGGGAAAGAAAAGATCTGAAACGTAAACTTTTTAGGGCAATTGCAAATGTCAACATCTTGGAAGGAATACGGTTTTATGTTTCTTTTGCTTGCAGTTTTGCTTTTGGTGAACTTAAACTCATGGAAGGTTCTGCAAAAATTATCTCCCTTATTGCCAGGGACGAGAACCAACACCTCGCAATCACCCAAAACATTTTAAATAAGTGGAAGCAAGGTGATGATCCTGAGATGCAGCAGATTATGCAAGAAGAGCAACAATGGTTGATTAGTGCTTTTGAGAACTGTGTCAATCAAGAGAAACTTTGGGCAGAGTATTTGTTCAAAGATGGATCTATGATTGGTCTTAATGACAAATTGTTGCAACAGTATGTTGAATGGATTGCAAACCGTAGAATGAAGGCAATTGGATTAAAACCAATATATGATATTCCTGCGAAAAATAATCCACTCCCTTGGACAGAACACTGGATATCTTCTAAGGGACTTCAAGTTGCACCACAAGAAACAGAAGTCGAGTCGTACATCGTTGGAGGCATTAAGCAAGATGTCAGATCAGATACATTCTCAGGATTCTCCCTCTGATTTTAAAGGGGTATGGATGGAGATGGAGGAGGTAGAACCTCTTACACCTTCTCCATCTAAAAAAGAGATAGATGCATCATTAGAAGCATATAAAGAAGCAGCAAAATCTGATGATTATATGTTTGGTGAATACGATGCTTATGAAGAATATAAAGATTATGGGGATATCCCAGATTAGATAGAAGGTCTTTGGACCTTCTTTTTTTATAAATATTTTCAGAAACTATGTATAAAGATCATGTCAGGAAAGGGTTTAGTTGAAGCATATCTAAACATCTATGAATCAGATATGACTGGTGCTCCTTCGATCAAGGATGCAAAACCAGCAAAGAAAACTAACGTTAAGTATGATCCTCATATGAAGGTGATGGCACCTCAGGTTAAGGAAGATCTAGAGGCGTCTGGTAAGTTCTCTGAGACGGAGATAGAGGCGATTCTAGAGGCATTAGAGGGTATTGAGGAACTCTACAAGGGAAAGCACGGTCAGTCTGAGAAAGAGTATCAGGACGGTCGCTCTGATGCAGGTAAGATGATTTCTGGTGACAGCAAAGGCAGTGGTGCAAATTATTCTTATAAAGCAAAGAATACTGGACCTAACCCTGCTGGCGGTTCTAAGAAACCACAAGGTCAGGCTCGCATGAGCAGCAAAGACAGAGAGTATCTGAAGTATCGTAAGGCAAATCTGAAGAAGGAAGAGATTGAAGTGGAGGAGGGTTATGATGAACCCAAAATGCATTCTGCTGTAAAGCGTGTGATGGGTACTCAACCTGCTGCTAAGGGTAGAGCAGCAAGTCGTCTCCATAGTAAGTATTCTATGAGATCGAAGGGTAATATTGCAGGAGAAACTGACGGACCTGGACCAAATGCTCCTAAGAGATCTGGTCGTAAGGGTCGTGGTGCTGAGACTGACAGAGGATCAGGTAATGCTGCCAAGCGCAGAATGGAAAAATGACACAAAGGGGTTGACAAACCCCTTTTTTTTGTCTAGAGTATCTTTGTTAAGGTTCAGGATAAATAATAGCTCATATAATACTATAGTATGAGTTATGAAAACCCCTGGGTTTTTAAAGGTAGAACTTTTTTATCTGAGGATATTAACGATCTGTACGGTTTTGTCTACAGGATTACTAATTTACAATCAGGTAAAAAGTACATTGGTAGAAAATACTTCTGGTCCTTTAGAACACCACCAGGAAAAAAGAGAAAAGTTAAACAAGAAAGTGATTGGCAGCACTATTATGGGAGCTGTCCAGAATTAAAGAATGATATAAAAAAATATGGTAAAGAGATCTTCAGTAGAGAAATACTAAGTCTCCATAAAACTAAAGGAACTTGTAATTACGAAGAAACAAAACAGTTATTTCTTAATAATGTTTTATCAGAGGCTCTTGACGACGGTGCGCCAGCGTACTATAATAGCAACATCCTAGGACGCTACATGCGAAAAGACTATGGTAACTTTGGAGGAAACTCTATCGATCACTCATGATTGGGCAATTGATAGAATTCATACTTTACTTGACGAAGAAACAGATGATGTGTTACAATCGTTAGAGTATGCACATGCTATTCGCCTTGAATTTGAAGAATGGTTAGATCCACATATTCCTGATCATGAAATCTATTCATTAGAATATTTGTCTGATAAATAGAACGAATTAAAAAAAATTTATCTTTTAAAAATTATGTCTGAAGAGCAAACCCTTGAACTGACTGAACAGCAAAGTCATCTAGCCAGTCTTCTACAGCAGAGAGAACTTTTGATTGGCGAGATTGAAAAAATGAAAAGTGTTGGCACAGAAAAAAGAGATCTCCTTCTTAAAGTTTTAGGTGCAATTGAGTATCTGGGTCAAATTGGTGTTACACTACCTGAACCACCTGCACCAGAACCTGAAGAAGAAGTGGCAGAAACCACTGAAGAGTGAATTTAATTTTTATGATAAAATCTTTGATTGCAGCAGTAGCGGTTGCTGTTGGATTTACTAATCCACCAGTATTAAAGCAATCGCAACCGCTTCCTGATGTACAACCAACGTATTACAAACCTCTTACTTGGAAGTGTGAAGATTGTTCTCCAGAAGAACAATATGTTCTTGCACAACTTCAAGATAAAACAAGAATTACAGATCGTAATGCCTTGGCAACGATCATGGGGAATATCAAACAAGAGAGCAAATTCATTTCTAACATATGTGAGGGAGGTGCCAGAGTTCCTTACACTGATTGTCACCGTGGTGGTTATGGACTCGTTCAGTGGACTACCAAAAATCGTTATTTGGGATTAGGATTCTTTGCAAGAAAATACGATTGTGATCCTAGTGCTTTGGAATGTCAAACTAGGTATATGATTAATGAGAATATTTTCCAAAAGTATTTGCCTATGTTTGAGGGTAGTGGTAGAAGTATTGGGGAGTACATGTTGCCAGCATATTACTGGTTAGGTTGGGGCGTCAAAGGTAAACGTGAGATCTACGCTTATGAGTATAGTAAAAAATTATTTCTATTATGAGTACCAATACTGATTTTTGTAGAACCAAATGTTGTAATATTAAGGGTTATGATGGATCTTGTTGTACAATAGAAGATCGTAATTGGATTGTTGGAGCAATTCCAGATCATATGGAAGTATTAGAACGTATTCAAGCACTTAATCCTGGAGTTGAAATTACTTGGGATGATTGCTTTATGACGTATGAGGAAGGAAGTAATTTATTTCCAGATAAACCAACGTGGACAAATCCAAATAACTATCCTTGTATGAGAATCAATATGAATTCTCGTCGTAGGAGTTGCGTTTTTTATAATGATCTGTTAGGATTTTGTCAGATCTATCAAGCAAGGTCGGTAACATGTTCTAATTATAAATGTGAGGATCTCAAAGAGCATCTCTTGCAACAAGAAAGAATTGAAAAAGGTCTTCAATTACTTGAAGAAAAGGAAAAACAAGAATTAACATGATTCAGTAGCTCAGTGGATTAGAGCAACTGCCTTCTAAGCAGTCGGTCGTAGGTTCGAATCCTACCTGAGTCGTTATATAAAGTTTGGTAATATGACTAGGCAACATTGGGCGACATTAGCAACAGGAATACAAGCTTTTAGACGTGGAAAATGTTATTATTTTGCCATACCCAAAAATGGATTGACTACCTTTACAGATTTTTTTGAAAAAAGAAAGTGGCAAAGAGTTAATCTTTGGCAGGAATTTTCTCATGGAAATACTGATATAACCATATTTGCTCATATCAGAAATCCTTATGAAAGATATATTAAAGGTGTGGTTGAATCAATAATAGGTAAAGATATACTTAAACCAAAAGATTTTGATTTTATTGAACGTGCAATAGTGGAGAATCCTAGATGGGTTGACTATATTACTACCGCAGTAACTGATGATCATACATGCCCTATTAGCAATATGATACCTTCGTTTATATCACCCTATCAGATAAATTGGATTCCTCTAGATCATCCTGAATTTAATTCTAATTTTTTGCTAAATCATTTTTTCCGAGAACACAATCTTCCAATTAAAATCAAAGAGAATAGGGTATTAAATAAAGCAGAAATTGAAGCAAAAAAGATGAGAGAGATTTTGAGAAAACATATGTATAGAGTTGATGAATATGCTGAACATGCTAGACAGTTCTTTGAACGATCTATCTTGAGTGAAGATGTGCAGATATATAATCATGTCATGAGGCAGTATGAAGTAAAAACTCCATACCTTAGATCTGTTATTTTGCAGGAAGAACAATATCCAGAATGGAAAAAAACAGATCTGTACTGGCACAAACCTATACCAAAAGATTCTCATTATATTGATTGGGTAAAACATCAAAAAAATTTAGAACTTAGAAACTAGATAAAATATTTTTTGCCTGCTTAGCTCAGATGGTAGAGCAACGCTTTTGTAAAGCGTAGGTCGTCGGTTCAAGTCCGTCAGCAGGCTTTGTCATTAAATTAATCTAATGCACTCTCATTTATATAAAGTTAAGAATATGTCTAATGAGACAGTTCCCATTAAAAAGGGTAGACTTGTCTACGTTGGTATTCCTAAAAATGCCTGGAGTACTCATCAAATGTTTTTCAGGGAAACTGGATGGGAGATGTCATCTTGGCATGAGATATTTGAAGAAGCTCCTGTCTATCAGTGGTCATTTTTTGGTCACATTCAGAATCCACATACTCGCCATACTAAAGGTGTTGCTGAACATATTTACAGACTTTGGGATTGGCGATCAAAGTGTCAAGGACATAAAAAATCTCCTGAAGTTATTCTTGCAGAAGTTGAGAAGTGGATTAAAGATGAGGAAAACGGATTTGCAGTATCATTGATGGTTCAATCTGTTTATGATCATCACACTATACCAATTAATAATCTATGTCTGGATGTTGGGATTGATCCTTATTCTGTTGCATGGATTCCAATGGATCATCCAGAATTTACTACAGAAGAGTTAACTAATAAGTTTCTTGCTTCTCATAATATTTCAGAAAGAATATCTGAGAATGATAGGAGACATGTTGCAGATGAGTCAAAGAAGGGCATCTATGATGTACTTCATGACATGAAGTTTTATTCTCTCATGCAAACTCTAAATCCTTTTGGTGGTGGGCAGCATTATGAAAAACATTTCATGCCAACAGTTATGAAACATGATCTTGCATTATACGCTAAGGTTATGAACGATTATGGTGTTGACGTATATGAATTTGAAGATCCCACCTGGCAGGACAGAGTTAATAAGCACGGAGCATACATATCAGAACAATTTAGGCAGAATTATTAGTGTTGACAAATTTTTCTTTTTACTTTATACTACTTACATCCGTGTGAAGGATGTGTAGGGGGTTACTTCCCCCACCACTTGCGGGTGTAGTTCAGTGGTAGAACGTCAGCCTTCCAAGCTGAATGTCGTCGGTTCAAGTCCGATCACCCGCTTTCTGGTTTACCGATAAACCAGAATTTATACTCATTATAAATAAATGTTATAACTGTCACATGTGCCAGTTGTAACATATCTAAACAGATCCATGTCGAGGATCTTTACATCTGCGGGTGAAATTCCGCAAGTAAAACGAGGTAACTAAAATGTTTAAATCTGTATTCGCAGCAACTGCTGCTCTCTCCATGTCCGCTGGCGCTGCTTTTGCAGGTCCCTATGTGAATGTCGAAGTGAACTCTGGTTTCACGGGCTCGGACTACAACGGCACGACGACCGACGCCCATATTGGCTACGCTGATCAAGCAGGCGAATCTGTTTCCTGGTATGTTCAAGGCGGTCCTAGTCTAGTCTCTCCAGAAGGTGTTGAGACCGAGACCGTCTTCTCCGGTAAGGCAGGTGCTTCTGTTGCTGCTACCGAGCGTCTTGACCTATATGGTGAAGTTTCCTTCGCAACTGGTATCGACGATGCTGATAACGGTTACGGCACCAAGGTCGGAGCAACCTTCTCCTTCTGATTCTAAGTCTACAAATATTAGGACCTCCTAACGGGGGTCCTTTTTTATGGTTAAATTTAAATTAACTTTCGTTAAATATGTGAGGATTTTGAAACCTTATCAAAATCTTAATATTGAAATGATATAATTTCAATGTCCACATAACTATCAATTTCAAAAAGATTATGGCGACGAAAAATAGAGTAAAAATCGGAGAAACTACTCCCCTTATTCCTCAGGCAGGTTCTGCGGTGCGGGAAGAGTGGCTTCTCGATGGTCAAAGCGGAAATACAAACTATCCTTATGCCGACTTCAAGGCACTCGCAACCGTGGGTGAAGTCGATGCAGTAACTGGCGAAGCACTGACCGGTTATCCAGATGGTAATGCTGCATGGCTCCATGATGACAACACCGTTCGTGTTGCATATCAGTCTGAGTCCTACGGAACCATGGGTTATTCACCTAATCCTGAGACCTGGACACAAGAACTTGAGACTGGTGCTACCTTCTCTGGTTCTAAAGTTCACTATATCGATTATGATCGTGAAGCATTTGCTGACTTCATGGTAAGTGGTGAACCCGCAAGTGATATGGTAAAGGGAAGTGGTCTTCTCTTCAACCGTGCATTCAACATGTTTGGTGAAGAAGTAACACCTAAGAACGATGATCCTGAGGATCTTGGAGCAAAGTGGGGTAATGAAACTCTTGCTTCTGGTGAAGTCATGGATTTCATCAATCCTCTGTCTGAAGCAGATTACTATTTCCACTCTTTCTGTGGTTCCTGGTATGAGCCAGCAAACCGTCATGGTGAAGGAATTGGTTTTGAAGATGACGTTTGGTTGACTGCTGAAGAGTGGGCAATCGACCGTGCATTTGCTGCTGGTGATGCTGGTGATGGTATTGCGAATGCGACCATGGGTCTTGCTCCTACCGTTACCGATATCGAAAACGGCATTCTCTACACTGCACCTGCCCTGGGTCAGACTGGTTATGAGAAAATGATGCCTATCAACCCTAAGGTTGAAGAGTTCCAAGT